TCGTTCCACCTTCTACATTAGTACCAGCTGTTTACGAATACAACGACCGTGTAAGTGCAGAATGGTTTGCTCCAGCAGGTCTTAACCGTGGATCACTATCTACAGTACTTCAGCCAGAAAGAAAGATCGGTGTAAATGATCGTAACCTACTCTATCAAGGAAAGGTTAACCCAATTGCTACTTTCCCAGGCGTAGGTACAGTTATCTATGGTCAGAAGACGCTTCAACAGAAGCCTTCAGCATTGGACCGCGTAAACGTACGCCGTCTATTGATTGCTCTTAAATCATATATCGGTCAATTAGGTGAGCAGATTGTGTTCGAGCCAAACACTCAAGTAACTCGTAACAGATTCTTAAGCCAAGTTAACCCATATCTTGAGTCTGTACAACAACGTCAAGGTTTATATGCCTTCCAAGTTGTAATGGATGAAACTAATAACACTCCAGATGTAGTAGATCGTAACCAATTAGTTGGTACAATTTATCTACAGCCAACAAAGACTGCTGAATTCATTCAACTTGACTTCAACATTCTTCCAACTGGTGCAACATTTGGTCAATAATATAAAACAAATCAAAGATGAACGATAATACAGTACTCAGAATCAAAGTTCCTGCTCACTTATACGAGAGTGTAAAAGAGCAATTGACCCTAACTGAAGCCAAGAAAGGTAAGCACAATCTTGGTGCTGGTATGGAGGTTGTCAAAGAAAAGAAAATGAAAACACCAAAAGACGGCATGCACAAGATGGAAGAGAAGAAAGAGAAAGTTGAAGAAACTCAACAAGTAGAAGAAGGTATCTTAGACACACTTCGTGCCGCTTCTGATAAAATCTTCTATAACCCAGCACTAGTTGATGCTCCTAAAGAAGTAGTTAAGGCTTGTATTGAAGACGCTAACCAAGAAAAGAAGTCTAATCCTAAAGTTGATAGAGACAATCTTATCGTTAATTGTCTAAAGAGTAAAGGCGCAGCTTTTAAAGCTAGCCAAACTACAGGAATTGCTGAGAAGAAAGAAAGAACAATGGACGAATTGAAGAAGGCTAAAGATATGCTTGAAATGAAAATGAAGAAAATGGAAGAGAGCCTTAATGAGAAGAAGCATAAAGAAGAAGAAAAACAATAATTTAGTTATTGAATATTTATAGTAAGAAACTAAATCGCATATACAATGCCAGTATTGGATCCAAATGAAATAATGTTCACAGCGTTTGAACCTACAGTATCAAACCGCTTTATCATGTATATTGATGGTATTCCTTCATACATGATCAAGAAGGCAGACGCTCCTGGTGTTACTCTAAATGAGATCAAGTTAGATCACATCAACGTTTACCGTAAGATTAAAGGTAAAGCTGAATGGCGTGATATGACTTTGTCTCTTTATAACCCAATCTCTCCTTCTGGCCAACAAGCTGTGATCGAGTGGGTACGTTTACACCATGAGTCAGTAACAGGCCGTGATGGTTATTCTGACTTCTATAAGAAAGACCTTAACCTATCTATCTTAGGTCCTGTTGGCGATATTGTAAGTGAGTGGATTATCAAAGGTGCTTTCATTAAAGAAGCTACTTTTGGTAACTATGACTGGTCTACTTCAGATCCAACTGAATTGACTATGTCTATCGGAATGGATTACTGTGTACTAAACTATTGAGTTCTCAATTACCAATTTTATACAGGAAAGGCCCCAATCACTTGGGGCTTTTTTTATTTTGGTAAATTTATTGTTTGTATATTTATATATAAAAGCTAATAGTTTATGAGTGAACAAAAGTTTACGGTCCCTACCGAAATGATTGACCTACCTTCTAAAGGTCTGTTATACCCAAAAGAAAACCCACTATCATCTGGCCAAGTTGAAATGAAGTATATGACAGCGAAAGAGGAAGACATCCTTACAAATGTCAACCTGCTCCGCCAGGGCCTCGCCATCGAGAAGATGCTCAAGAGCCTAATCAAAACACCTATCAACTACGATGACCTAACCTTAGGTGATAGAAATGGCTTACTGATAGCCGCTAGGATTTTAGCCTATGGTAAGGACTACTCTTTCAAATATACTAATCCAACTACAGGTGAAGATGAGAAAGTAGAGATAGATCTACAAACCTTAAAATATAAAGAATTAGATTGGTCTAAGTTTGATGGTAAGAATGAATTTAGTTTCACTTTGCCATACTCTAAGAATGAAGTTACATTCAAGGTACTTACTGTATCTGACGACAAGAAGATAGATGAAGAGATTAAAGGTATGAAGAAAGTCGTAGGCCAAGAAGCAGGAGCCGTTTCAACTAGACTTAAACATCAGATCACATCTGTAAACGGTGAATACTCTGTTAAAACAGTTCGTGATTTTATTGATCAAGGATACCTTTTATCTAGAGATTCAATTGAGCTTCGTAAACAAATCGAAAAGGTAACACCAGACATTGACATGTCTATTAGCTTCACTATGAAAGACGGCACTGAGGTCTCTACTACAATGCCTATGTCAGCCGAGTTCTTTTTTCCCGGGAGCGGACTATAGGTCCGCATTCATGACCGAAATATTTGAGCTTACCTATCATGGCGGTGGAGGCTTCACTTACTCTGAAGTTTGGAATATGGACGTTCCTAAACGTAGGTTTAACCTCAAAAAGATCAATGAGTATCTAGAGAAGGTTGAAGAGATGCGTAATCAAGGCCAGCAAAAGGTAACTGAGAAAACAGACCCTAGCAAAATCAAACTACCTGACTTTATAAAAAATAAGTCGGAAGAGCCTACCTTTGTATCTAAGGTAAAAACGAAAAGGTAAATATTTATTCGTAAGCAAGGTACAGTAAATGGCTAATGAAAATCAAAATACAGGGCCTAATTTAGGAGGTACAGGTACACCTGATCCACAAGCATTAAGGCAAAGTCTAAAACAATTATTAGACGATCAAGGTGATTTTAATAACCTGTTGAAAAATGCCATTTCTGATCTTAAGAGGATGGATACTAGCTATGCCAAAATTGAGGCTAGACTATCTTCATTAAACAAGGATTCTATTAACGTAAAGCAAGTTAATCAAGAGCTATTACGTCTAAGACAAAAAGAATTTTTAGAAGGAAAGAAGTTAAGAGACCTAGAAAGTGAAGCATCTCAAAATGCTAAAAACTCATTAGCACTAGCTAAAGAGAGAACAGGCGCGCTGATGAGAGATGCTGCTATATTAGGTGAGCAACTTGATTATGAACAAACAATGCTTCAGTATCTACAAGATGCAGGAGACATAGAATCTATAGCTTTATATACAGCAGAAAAGCAACTTGAAATTGCTAAACAGCAAACTATAGAAGGTCAAAAAGAGTTAGAATTAGAAAAGCAGCTAAACAAACAAATTGGTATTACAGGAGGAGCATTAAAACTATTATCAGACAAGCTAGGAATAGGAAACGATTACTATGCTCAAATGGTTTCAAAAGCACGCCAACTACAAGCTGAAGGAAAGAAAATGACTTTCTTTGATAAGTTAGGAATTTTAGGAAAGTCAGCACTAGGAGGTTTAAAAGAAGCATTCTCTGATCCACTAACAGCTCTTCCTATTATTGGTACTGCTTTAGGAGGTATAGTAAAAGGCTTTATGAGCTTAGTAGAACTAGGCTTACAAGTTCAAGATAGAAATGTTAAATTTGGTAGAGCGCTTGGTTTATCTAAACAAGAAGCACAACAAGTAGTTAATAGATTCCAGCAAATATCTTTAAATTCTAATAGCGCATTAGTTACTGTACAAAGGCTTGTTGACTCACAAAAAGAACTATCAGATGAGCTAGGCGTTAACAACATACTATCTGCTCAAATTCTTGAAACAAATATAAAGTTAAAAGAGTTAGCAGGTTTAGATGCACAATCTAGAGCAGAGATTGCTAAGTCTAGTGTAATAACAGGAAAGTCATCAGAAAGTATATCTAAGTCTGTTTTAGCGCAAGTTGTAGGTTTAAAACAAGCAACCGGAATTAGCTTCAATTATCAGAAGATACTTAAAGAAGCATCTAATTTAGGTGGTTATTTAGGCCTTTCATTTGCAAAATACCCAGCACAATTAACTAAGTCATTAGTTACTGTAAAAGCAATGGGTATGGAATTAAAGCAACTTGACTCATTAGCCGATTCTTTCTTAGACTTTGAATCATCTATATCAAAAGAGTTTGAAGCGCAGCTATTAACTGGTAAAGAAATTAATCTAACTAAGGCTCGTGAAGCATTTTTGAATAACGATCTAGCAACAGCCGCTTCTGAAATAACTAATCAAGTTGGATCTGCAGGTGACTTCTTAAAACTAAATCGTATACAAGCTGAGTCTTTAGCTTCTGCATTTGGTATGAGTCGTGATCAAATGGGTGAGATGCTAAAGCAACAAGAGTTGTTAGCTAAGATAGGAGCTAAACAAGGAGATAGTGCACAAAAACAATTACAGTTAGGATTAGAAAGGTATAAAAATCAAAAAGCACTAACGGCTGCTATTGGAGAAGAGGCATATCAATCTATGGTTAATGCGTCTGCTCAAGAAAAGATTGCAGGTTTCATGGATAAAATCAAAGAAGCTATTGCAAACTTTGTAGCTAACTCTCCATTAATTCCATTAGTTGAAAGAGCAATAGATTGGTTAAGTAGTCCATCTAATATCAAAACAATTGTTTCTTATGTTCAAGGAGCTTTTGCTACTATATTTGATATATTTGGTTCTATTGCTTCTGGAGTTATGAAGGTATTAGACTTTTTACCAGGCATTGATATAGATGATAGTTTGATAGAAATGGTAGGTAGAGGTGGAGATACTATTAGAGCTATGAACTTAGCTGGATCTGTGCCAGAAACTATTTCAGGTGGATCTGCTAAAAAAGAAATAGGTGGAGGCGTAAGTTCACAACCAGATAATATGAGTATGACAAGACCTGGTGGAGAACCTAAAGTATATGTAATGGTAATGGTTGATCCTATAACAGGTAAATCTGTAGAAAAGGTTGTAACGCAAGAATACTTCGAAACACACTTTGGTCAAATGGGAAAATAATAATTTAAATGCCTCTAATAGATCTACAAAGTAATTTAAAGAACCTCAGGTTCGGTAATGACAGACCAGGATATGGTTCGTCAGGGCTTCCTTATATTCAGACTATAATGCCTGATACACCGAATCCTACAGGTAATACTTTACCTATTTATAGAGCAGGTCAAACAGGAGGTTTAGATTTTCCTATTAGAGGAGGTCAATTAGAGTTCAATTTAGGCACACAATCTTTTACTGTTTCTAGTAAGATCGACAGAAGTAGAATTAGAAAGTTCTTTGAAGACGCTCCTAGAGGTACTACTTTTATTCAAAAACAAGTAGGGCTTCAACTATCTAACCCTAAGATTGAAACAGGAAACACTTTGTTTGGTATTCCACAAGGAATTCCTTATCCAGGCTTGATAGAAAAC